AGCTTGGCAATCCTGGCAAGCGTGGACTACCGAAAGAAGCCGAACTAATCCCATTAGAAGGCGGTTACATTGAGCCGTTCAGACCGCTTGAGTTTGCAGGTCAACAGCTATGGGATTCAGTATTCAAACACGGCGACCTATGGATTTCACAGCGCACCGATGTCCACCTTCTGCTAATGACATGCGAGCAACTAGACCGAAGGGAACAGCTAAGGTCTGAGGTTGCAGAGAAGGGACTTGACCGAGCGCTAATCATGAGCCTCAACGAAACCGAGAAACTTATTTCCTCTAATCTCGGTTTGCTAGGTTTCAGCCCGTCAGATAGAACACGCTTAGGGCTTGCAGAAGTCAAGCGAGAATCTAAGCTCGAGCAATTGCGAGCGCAGCGTGACAGACGCTAACTGGCCACCCAGATGGTTGACTCCTGTCCCCGATGAGGCTATTGCTAACGGTGAAGGTGAACAAGTTATTCAGTTCGCTGACCTATTCGGCACTATAACCAAAGACTCGGTAGCAGGTCGCACCGGTTCCAAGATGGTTCTCAGAGAGTGGCAGAAGGAAATGATTCGTCATGTCTTCGCCCACAATGATGATCACTGGCTGAGGCACAAAGTCGCCCTACTTGGCTTACCGAGAAAGAACGGAAAGAGTGCATTAGGTTCTCTGTTCGGTCTCTATCATTTGTTCATGGGCGCTGACGGAGGTGAGGTGTATTCGGTAGCAGCAGAAAAACAACAGGCCTCTATCGTATTCAAAGACGCTAAGAAGATGATTGAAGCTAACCCCGAACTGTTAGACATGGTGAAGCTCTATCGAGACGCTATTGAAATCCCCGAGACAGGTTCGGTTTATCGAGTGCTCTCAGCCGAACACAACACTAAAGAAGGTCTTTCACCGACAGCGGTAATCTTTGACGAGTTACACGCACAACCAACCCGAGAACTTTTCGATGTTTTCTCTCTAGCTATGGGTGCAAGGCAGTCAGCTCAACTGATAGCCATCACAACCGCAGGGGTCAAGATAGACCAGACAGGTCAGGAGTCAATCGCTTACACGCTCTACCAATACGGGCAGAAAGTCGCCAGAGGTGAAGTTGATGACGACAGTTATTTCCAAGCGTGGTATGAGTCCCCGATGGAGGCGGATTACAAAGACCCCGAAACTTGGAAAATAGCTAACCCAGGATTAGGCGACATCAACTCAGAACAAGACTTCATTTCAGCGGTTAGGCGCACACCCGAAAACGAGTTCAAGACCAAGCGACTGAATAACTGGGTATCAGCGCAATCGGCTTGGCTACCTTCTGGCACTTGGGACAATCAAGCGACAGAGTTCAAGCTGGATCCTGAACAAGAGTATGTCCTCGGGTTCGATGGTTCCTTCTCTGGAGATGCCACGGTCATAGTCGGATGCACGGTTCCGAAAGAAGAAGAAAAGCCAACCGTCTTCATGGTGAAGGCTTGGGAAAAGGATGAGCAGATTCATGACAGAGATTGGCGTGTCAATATTGCAGAAGTAGAACAAACGCTAATCGACTTCACAGCTCAACATCCGAAAGTTAGAGAAATAGCGTGTGACCCCTATCGGTGGCAAAGGTCAATGGAAGCGTTACAGGATAAGGGTTTGCCAATTGTCGAATGGCCTAGCACCTCAGCCCGAAGGATGATTCCAGCTTGTGCAAAAATTTATGACGCTGTTGTTGACGGTGAAATGTTCCATGATGGAGACCCGACTCTTGCCCGTCATATTGATAACGCAGTGGTCAAGACTGATAACCTAGGTTCGAGAATTGTCAAGGACAAGAGAAGCTCTCAGAGACGAATTGACGCAGCAGTTGCAGCGGTTCTAGCTTTTGACCGTGCTACAGGTAGAATAGAAGAGGAAGTAATTCCCCAAGTATTTATTTGAGGCGGATATGGGAACAATTTTACAGGTTGCAGGCGCAGCCACAATCACCATCAGCTTAGGGCTTATCTGGTTACCGCTAGGAGTATTCACCGGCGGATTCATGATGGTCTTGTTTGGAGTAGCGATCGGAAGAAAGAATGCTTGACCGCTTATTCGAGAAGCGAGCTTTGAGCTTTCAAAGTGTATTCGCCAGCGGTGACAGTTTTCAGATTGGTTCTCAGAGTGGGACAATCGTCAATCAAGACACAGCCTTTCAGGTCAATGCAATCTATTCGGCTGTTTCTCTTATCTCACAGACAATTAGCTCTCTACCCGTTGACAGCTATTTTAGATTTGACGGAGCAAGACGACCATTTCGCCCAAGCCCTGAATGGGTTCAACAGCCTGATGTCGATACAACCAAAGAAGCTTTCTATGGCTCGGTTATCGTTTCGTTACTTTTAGACGGTAATGCTTTCATTCGCATCTTTAGGCAACAGGGCAGAATTGTGAACTTGAATGTTCTCAACCCTTCAACCGTAAAGATAAAGCGCAACGGAATCGGTCGAGTAATGTTCCAGGTCGAAGGCGAAGACCGTCAGCTGTCAAGCGAAGACATCTTGCACATTCCAGACATAGTGAAGCCCGGTTCAATCCGTGGAGTCTCACGCACCGAGGCACTAAAAGAAAACTTTGGTTTGGCTATTGCCCTACAAAACTATTCAGCTAAGTTCTTCGGTCAGGGAACTAACACCTCTGGAGTGCTTGAGTATCCTGGCAACCTAACCGCCGAGCAAGCGGCACAACTGCAAGAAGGTTTTGATTCCCGTCACAGAGGCTGGAAGCACTCGCACAAGACAGCGGTCATTTCAGGCGGTGCAACTTACAAACCGACTTCAGTCAACCCCCAAGACTCTCAGCTGTTAGAAGCTAGGAATCACGCAGTCGCAGACATAGCTAGAGCGTTCTCAATTCCGCCGCATCTTCTCGGACTAGATCAGGGAATGAGCTATGCAAGCGTTGAGCAAAATAACTTGGCTTGGGTAACGCACGGGCTTAGACCTATCGTCAGCAAGCTAGAGGGGGGATTCTCAAAGCTTTTGAAGATGGCTCCAGGTGCAGAGAACGCCTTTATCAAATGGAACCTTGACGGACTCCTAAGGGCTGATTACAACACACGCCTCTCAGGTTACTCGACAGGCTTGCAGTCTGGATTCTTTACCATCAACGATATTAGAAGATTCGAAGACCTAGCACCGGTTGACGACCCAAGCGCTGACACAGTAAGAGTTCCACTTCAGAATGTAAATGTTGAGAACGCAACTATTAGCTCACAGTCTCAAAAGGTCAAGATGGCAACCGCTTTGGTTTCGGTTGGTTACGATCCAAGCTCAGTCCTCCAAGCTCTAGACCTTCCAGAGATTGACCACACTGGACTCCCAAGCGTTCAGCTTCAGGGCGTTCAGAACCTAGACCCAGAAGACCCCGAAAGCGTATATCCGGAGACTGACAATGACAATTCATAACGAACAGATAACGCTAAGCGAAACAACTGCCACGCTAGTCGTTGAAGCTGACAACAATGAGCAAGAAGTTCACCTGCACAACATGACCAAGAGTTCTAATGAATACATCTTTCTTGGAAATGCTGACATGTCACTAACCAACACCATTCACATTGACCCAGGTGAAACCGTCACTTATCGAATTCCACCAGGTGACGAACTTTATGCCATGAGCGACCCTGACGGTTTAGAGCTTGGGGTTCTAAGGATGACCCAAGACTGATGCCATATTTCATCACCGACCGCCATCCAGATTGCGAGGCATGGGCGCTAGTCAAAGAAGACGGCGAACTTGTCGCATGTCATGATTCCGAGGATTCTGCTACCGATCAGATGGTTGCTGTTTCACTAGCTGAGGACTTGGAGCCAGGTGGAGAGTATGAGGGCGAATCTTTCAGAAGCTTGAGAGCCGCATTACCAGGCGATAAATTCACAACTGAAGCCGAAGCCTTGGAGCGAGCTGAAGAGATTGGGTGTGAGGGGACTCATGAAATGGATGAAAACGGACAGACTATCTACATGCCTTGTTCTACTCATGGAAGATATGAAGAACTAACTGGAACGGGTGGGTATAGATCCGAGCATGACCAAGGCGCTTCAACTCCAGCACCGCCAGAAGACCAGATTGAGGGAAGTGATGAAAATCAAGAAGGTTCAGCATCTGGAGCAGGAAATGACATTGAGGTTAGCGAACGCACCGAAAGAGCGTTACGCAATAAAGTCAAAGAGCACAACGAAGCGATGGAAGACCGACCAGACTGGACTAGGACAACATATGGCCAGCTAGTTGCCGTCTATCGCAGAGGCGCAGGAGCTTACTCGACTTCACACCGCCCAGGAGTTTCCAGAGCAGCTTGGGCTATGGCTAGAGTTAACGCCTATCTTTATCTTTTGAGAAATGGTGAACCAGAATCAGCTAACTACATAACCGACAACGACCTACTTCCAGAAGACCACCCAAGAAGCACTAGAAGCATTGATGTCGAAGAACAAAGAGATGTTGATCTGACTCCACCTGCTTACATGAGGGCAGCCGCTAGGCGTGGGGTTGAGCTTTACGAAGAAGGCTTGGCAGGTGATGGAGTTACAGACCAAACCATCCGAGAAGCTAGGGCGATGGCAAGGGGTTCAGTGACAGCCGACAAGTGGAGCAGAATCGCCCCGTGGATTGCTAGGCATATGACAGACCTAGAAGCCGAACAGAATCAACCAGGAGGCGAAGGCTTTCCAGGAGCTGGAGCAGTTGCGTTCTATCTATGGGGAGCAACACCAACCAGACGGGGCGCTGAAAGAGTTGAAGCTTATGCCGAAGGTGTTGTTAGTAGAATAGAAGAAGAAGCCAGAGGGATTGCGACAGGAGAATCAATGAGCAAGCTTGAGACTAGAACATTCTCAACCGAGTTTGAGGTTAGAGAAGAACCTGATGGAATGAGGTTCAGCGGATATGCAGCCCTATTCGATTCGCCTTCTGCCCCATTACCATTCACCGAGAGAATTGCCCCCGGTGCTTTCAAAAGAGCACTAAAGTCTAAGAATAATGTCTTCATGTTTTACAACCATGACAGCGGTCAAGTCCTAGCCTCAACCAGAGCTGGAACCATGACGCTTAGTGAAGACAGCCGAGGTCTAAAGGTTGACGCTCAACTTGCTAACACTTCTGCCGGGCGTGATGTTGCTGAACTTCTAAAGCGTGGAGATCTAGACGCTATGAGTTTTGGATTCTCAGTTCCATCAGGTGGAGATTCTTGGAATGATGACGGAACAGAGCGCACACTAAACAGCGTCAGACTATTCGAGGTTTCAGTTGTGGCAATGCCTGCATATCCTGAGACCAGCGGTAAAGCTATGGTTAGAGGATTGGACAAGATTGCACTAAGGGCAGAAGTTGACGCTGATGCACTAGCAGACGCATTGGTGAAGCTTGAGACAGGTGAAAGCATTTCAGACGATGACAAGACACTTCTCTCAACAGTCATTGACACGCTAAGCCCATCAGCCGAAGAAGAAACAAAAGAAGAAACCGAAACTGATGGCAAGGCACTCCTAGAATTGAAGAAAAAGAAACTTGCCCTTCTAATGAAAGAAAACTCATGACCAAAAAAGAAATCAAAGAAATACTCCTAAAGGTTGCAGGCTACCCAGTCAGCGGCGGAGTCAAGGAAATTGTTGACGCTCAGGCAGAAGCACTAGCCGAGGCACTAAAGCCAGCTAAGCCAGAACCCAAAGAGGTCAAAGAGACCAGAGTGGTCGCACCAGAAGAAACCCGATAGAGTTAGCCCCTCTAGGATTCCCCTTCCCTAGAGGGGTTTTCTATGTCGTAAAGAAAAGCAAACTTTAGCGGTATCTCAAAGAACTGATCAGGTTCTCTAGTTAGTGAAGTGTTCTTTTCAATGGTGATGCACATGTTTAGAGCTTCGGCGTGTATGGCATAAGCCTGAGTTAGCGAATCGTTCAAAACCATGAAAATAGTATTGGGCTTTATGAACTTTTCTTTTCGCTTGGGGATATGAATAGACCTAAAGGGAAACTTGGTAGCCCAAGCCCGTTTGATTTCGACTTCAATGAAAAGCTCTCGCCCATCCTTGTCGGCGATTAGGTCAACTCCATACTTGTCGGGGTTTTCATATACATTCCAACCATCAAACTCTAGCCACTCCATCACAGCGTTTTTAGCGGCGTAGTCGTGCCTTGAGTGCAGAGTCTTGTCAAATGGCTTCACAATCCAATTCTAGGCGTTTGAGCGTGGAATCGTGCTATAGACTTAATCTGTGGCGTAAGTTAGCTCCGCCCAAAGGTCAGAGTTAGCTCGCCGAAACCAAAACGAAAATCTATATTTAGGAGAACAAAAGATGAGTGAATTCATCAGAATGCAAGAGGAAACTCGTGCAAACCTGTTCAGCCAAATCAAAGAGGTAATCACCGGAGCAGAAGCCGAAGGTCGTGGACTAGACGCAGCAGAAACCGAGAAGATTG